GGAGGAGACCCCAGCGACGCAGAAGCCAGCATCCGCGAACTCCTCAACCAAGTCAGCACCGGCAGCACCACCCTCGTCAACAACGACACCTGCCTCACCCAAATCACCGACTTCACCACCAAGGCAACACCCTTCACCCCCACCCCCTGGCCCGACCTCAACCAGATCATTGGAGGCTGGAAACCGGGTGGGCTATATGTTATCGCGGCGAGACCTGGAGTTGGGAAAACCTTGGCCGCTCTCCAAGCCGCCACAAACCTCGCAGACACCGGACACGTCTACTTCGCGTCACTGGAGATGGGCGGCCGCGAACTCTGGTCACGCATCATGGCCAACATCGCCAACGTCCCCGGCGACGCCGTAACCCGACGCCGCCACCCCACCCCCGACGAACAAGCCCGCATGACCGCAGCCGCCCCCCACCTCAGGCAACTCCCCATCCACTTCGACGACCGAGCCAACCTCACCATCGGAGACTTCGTAGCCACCACACGCCTCCTCCACCGCCAACACGGCCTCACCGCAGCCTTCATCGACTACATTGGCCTCATCAACGCCGCCCCCGGCGACCGCAGGGCCCGCTGGGAACTCATCGGCGAATACACGCGCAGCCTGAAGAACCTCGCCAAAGACCTCCAAATCCCCATCTTCGCCATCGCACAGCTCGGCCGCCAAGCCGAACAGTCCCCCGGCGGAGAACTCCAGCTCTCCCACCTCAGGGAGTCAGGAAACATCGAACAAGACGCCAACGTCGTCCTCCTCCTCTCCTGCCCCCACGAAAACGGCGTCACCGACTGGACCCGCGCCGACATCCACGTCGCCAAGAACCGCGAGGGCCGCACCGGACACGTCCTCCTCGAACGCGAAGGCGACTACTCCAGGCTAAACCACCTCGGCTGGACACCTGCAGGCCACTGAGGAAACCAACAAGGGGGCCCATCAACGCTGGTGGGCCCCCACTACTTGACAAGCATGTCCCACCCTGTCTACAGTAAGTGCATCAGCAAACGAGAAGCCCCCAGGATTCCACCCCAGGGGCCACTCACAGAAGAAACAAGAACAGGAACGAAGCTAATTTGTTCTTGCACAGAAAGGATACACCATGGCCAGCGAACCTGTCTACATGCACCACCCAGACATGATTACGCTCCGCCAAGCCGAAGCACTCACCAGCATCGACTACAAGCGAATCCACGACGCAGCACGACGCGGACACATCTACTGGAACCGCTACGACGTACCACCCACCTTCCGAGTCAGCCGACGCGACACCATCAAATGGGCAAGCAAGCAGGAGGCAGCATGACGGCACACAACCGCGAACCCAAGCCGTGTAAACACTGCGGCAAAGACTTCCTCGCCACCAACCCAAACCAAAAGTACTGCACCCCACAATGCTCCAAAGACGGCCGCCGCGCCTGCAAACGCGTATACCGCCGCGAGTACGCCCAGAAAAACAAGGAGCGCATACGCGAAAGCAGCCACAAATACTATCTCAAAAACAAGGAACACATCAAACAGCGCAGCCACGAACACTACTCCAAAAACCGGAAGCGAATCAACCAGCAGGCAGCCGAACGGCGCAGAAACAACCCCGAAGTTCAGCGCGAGGCAGACAGAAGAAGATATGCCGCCAACCTAGACAAAGAGAGAAAATCGCGCGCCCAAAAAGCGGCAGCCCGCGCAGAAGGCAACGCAACGCCACAGCTCATTGAAGCCAAATGGGAAGCCAGCAACAAGACCTGCGCCCTCTGCGGTAAACCCATCGACACAACAACACCACCACGCGACCGCAGCGCAACCCGCGTCACCACACACCTCACCCCCATAGCCCGCGGCGGCCGCCACGACATCGACAACATCGACTTCGCCCACTACGGCTGCAACGCCCAGAAGCAAGACAGAACCCTCGAAGAGTATCGAGAGTGGAGGGAACGAGTCGCCTAACCCACTCTCGGGCACCCTCCTGTAGGCTCACATGAGATTACAGGAGGGTAACTTGGGTTCTGTAACCCGCTCAGGATCCGCGCGCCATTCACGCGTAGCGGTCGGCTGAGGCGGGGCGGGGGGGTATCCCCTGGGG